TGAGATGGTGTCGGTACTCACGGGAACACTTGGCTCAGCCCCGATAGGAACTGTTGTGGTGCCGATGGTGCCCCCGGAAACCCCGGTGCTTGCCCCCGTTCCTGCCCCCGCTCCAGCTCCTGCTCCTGCCCCTGCCCCTGCCCCTGCCCCTGCCCCTGCTCCGGCTCCAGCTCCTTCTCCTGCCCAGACCCGCGGACGTTCAACTACCCCGGTTGCACCGACAACAACAGACGTAACTGTAGCCCCAGATGCCGTAGGAGCTATGGCTGCTCGTAGTTCGTCTCCGCCCCCTCCCCCCGAAGTCCCTTCTCCTTTCACTACTGAAGTGGGTGTCAACCCTAACGCGGTAGGAGCTCTAGCCGCCCGATCTGCGTCTCCTCCCCCTCCTGCACCGAAGCTCGAGGAGAACAAGCAGTTGGTACAGAATATGTCCCAACAGGCGTCTGATCTTGTCAGGATAGAGGCCAGGCGTGATAAGGCCGAGGCGGATATTGCTGGGGCAGGAGATGTTTCGCCCCAGCGGCGGCTACAGCTGATCAATGACGCCCAACAAATGAAGAAGCTTGCTGCCGATGCCAAGAAGAAGTGGGAAGCTACGGGGAAGAAGGTACTGGATGCAGCCGAGAAGGAACATGAGCGTGTGAAGAAGGCACACGCCAAGTACATGGCCACACTAAAGGAAAACAGGGACGCGGCAAAGGCGGCGAATGACAAGGTCGCGAAACTGGAGAAGGATGCTGCGGCTGCTAAAGATGTTCTGGACAAGGAAGTTGCCAAGGGTGATAAGTCCACCAATAAGCGGAAGGAGGCTCTGGCCAAGACTTCGGTTCAGATTGCCAAGGATGTCATCAAAGCCAAGGCGGATGCCGCAGAAGCAGACGCAGATGCTGCACTCTGGTCGAAGGACGAGCAGGTTGTAGAGGAAGGTCTTGCGAACTCAGCATCGAATCTTGAAGAGCTTCGTAAGAAGGTAAAGGATCCTCGGTACGTCTCCCCGACAACAGCGGCGGTAGCCCCGGGGGCAGTCAGTGCAATGGCCGTACAGGCCGCGGCACCCGCGAATGCTCCTCAGTCTCCAGTGAATACGGCTCTCCAGCAGTACACGGCTAGTCGTAGACTCGTTGAGGCCAATCCTATGCGTGCAGAACGCCAGCGTCTACCTAATTCTGCTGCCGCTGCCCGGTCTCTTGTGCAGCAGTATGTAGAAGAGGCTCCGGCTCCTGCTCCAGCTCCAGCTCCAGCTCCAGCTCCAGCTCCAGGCATCGTGAACCCTCTCGCTCCTACTCCCGAAGGCCTGGCGGCTCGTGCAGCTGCCGAGCAACGCCTAGGACTTGGAGAACGCGGAACTCTTGGAACCCCCGTTGCTCCTCAAATGAATACCCCTCTAGTCCAGGGCGAAGTTGTGCCCCCTGTAATTCCTTCAATTTCTTCTGCTCTCGCCGCATCTCTGGACGTGTTCAACCCTAATGCTGCCCCTGCCCCCGCACCGGCACCGGCACCGGCCCCAGCACCGGCCCCTGCTACAACTGGAACAGCCGTCCCTGAACGCACAGTGTCCATCGATTCTGGAGTGTTAACATCCCTTGACCAGTTCGCTCCTCGTCGGCCAGCGTACACTGCTCCCGCCCCCGAAGAGGCCGCAGCCCTTCCTCCCACAACACCCTCTCCCACAAATATCACTGGAACTATTGATGAAGCCTTTGATATGACATTCCGCGACGCAGTCACAAACTTCATCAAGAGCGTGGATACAGAACTCAACCTCAAACTCCTCAACGATGAGAACGTGGAGCAGGCGTTCAAGGACAAGCGTTTGACATCTTACATTGCCGATGTCAAGAAGAACCATAAGGGACAGGCGTTCACTCTCCAGTTCCCGTCTCACGACTTTGTGAAGTCTAGTGCGGCCAAGGGAACTGGATGGAACGCTGGAGGCGGAGACTGGGAGATCCCGGTAGAACGCAAGATGGGCGGAGATACTGTGTTTATCTCCATCGACAAGTTCAAGTACGGATCTACACTCGTGAAGCAGAAGAAGGGTGGAGTTCGCCCCAGTGGCCCGACGTTCCGTTTCGAGTTTGAGCTGAATTATCCGCAGGAGACAGTGGGTGGACGTCGGCGTTCACTTAAGCGGCGTAGGAATCCGGCTGCTCGGAAGACGATGCGTCGTTAAGATGTACCCTGTAACATACGTGACAAACAGCAGATTAAACCATGTGATGTATGATGGCAGCTTGTAGAGAGCCAGAGCTCCCAGCGTGGTGAGAATCATATAGATAGCATCGACCACCAGAACCCTCTCACTCCCCTTCATTGTCGTATACAATTTCATGAGGTCCATGATATCGTTTTCGCCTTCAGGGATGAGAGGAACTAGAAACAGTCCAAACAGAATATCGTGAACCATCTGCACTGCCACAACGACAATGAGGAAGAAGAGGAGACTGTACGATCCTCCGATCGCATATGTTATCAGCTGAGCGAGAACGAACCCAATCACCATAGAGGATACGTCCAGGACGTAAGCAATCACTCCAAAGCGGTCGTACCACATGTTGATAGGGCCATCTCGGTCAGCAGTGTACCTCCACACAAACAGTCCAGCAGTATCAACAACCGCTGCCGCCGCCAGAGCTGCCAGGAGAAGCTTGCCGTCCCAAAATTTACGAAGATCCATTATTTAATACAGACAGTAGATGTTCGTGGTTCTCGTAGGCGGGTACCCTCATCAGCGTGCTGAATTCATGGAGATGGCTGGAGCAATAGACGACAACCGGATTGTGTGGGTGGATGACAAGAAATCTTTTTACTATATCGCCGACCTCTTCGTGTACTTTGGCGGTCCGTTCTCTGTCCCAGCTGGAAAACTCATGATCACCTGGAGCGGAGACCATTTGGAAACTCTCCACCGAGTCTACAAAACTCTCGGGGTATAATAACTGATGTTTAACATCCTCTGGGTTTTCGGGGGATTTCTCGTAGGCATGATTGTCACAACGATCTTCGTCCCGCCGCAGACAAAGCATAAACTCGTCCCGGACGTCCACAACCCCTCAATTGTATTCCAGAACCCCGAGGTCGAGAACGGGTGTTTCCGAGCAACGGCCTACCCTGTCCAATGCACCAATAGTATTGATTTTCTGAACATGTAAACAATGAACGTCTCGTCAATTGTAAAGAAACCTGAGGCCAACTACTTTTTCTCGTTCGTCGTCGGACTTGGACTCGCTGTCCTCATGTTTCACCGCCCACAGTCGGAGATTGACGTATCGGCGATTCCGCCAGGCAAGATTCGAGAGATGGTCACAAGGGTAGACGGACAATGCTACCGTTTCCGAGTGGACGATGCGTCATGCCCGGCATCGAGAGTTTCGCTCTAATACATATACAAATGGACGCTACACCCCTAGACCAGCTGATGCCCCCAGGAGGATCGCAGCAGCCTGCTATGTCTCTCCCATCTGCCACCACGTACCCTCAGATGATCACGCCCGGAACGTCGGCGGCGATTTACACCCCTCCTCCCCCGACGCAGACTGCCCCGATGCACCCTGGAGCCGCCAAGAGCGTCCTGAAGTCCATCATGACCTACGTCTCGATCTTCGGTGCCATCTTCATCATCTCTCTGACTCCCGTGCAGTCCCTGTTCCTTCGCTACATCCCGAACGCTTACGGAGGTTCGGGTGTCGTCTCGCTGACAGGTGCGGCGTGCCTCGGCGGATTGGGAGTTGTCCTGGTGTACATCCTCCAGGTTCTCCTCCAGCCGCTCATCTAGTATAAATCAGACTGGTTTATGTCTTGAAAGAATAGTAAGTATAGATGCTCCAGGCGATCTTAGATAAGAATCGCCCGCGTTCTCGCGGACCCGTATACGATCCAATCGCAGCTGTGTTTGATCGCATTCTTCTTGGTCCTGGACTTCACCTCACTCCCATGTTCATTCGCAGGCATCAGGTGACACATATCGTCAACTGTGCGGAGAAATCAGCGTGCCCAGCGTGGGCATCTACGCATGCTGGTCCAAGTAGGTACATTTCCCTGGGAGCCCAAGATGCCATGGGCTTCCCGCTGATTCGGGACTACTACGAAGCGTTTGAGAAGGTGATGGATATGTTCCTGCGGGATCCAGGATGTCGGTGCGTCTACGTCCACTGCCAGGCAGGAATGAATAGGTCGGCCACCCTTCTGGCCGCATACCTCCACAAACGGTTCGGAATCCCGATGGAGAAGGTGGTAGAAGTCATGGCCAAGCAGCGTCCGTGCGTGATGACCAATCCGTCGTTCGTCGAACAACTGGAAGAATTTGGATCTCGCGGAAAGAATAAGTAATGTGGGCGTCCGTTCAGTCCGCAATCACAACTGCAAATGATGATCCCATGGGAGCAGGAAACGCGATTCTCGACCAGGCTCTGGGTCCGTCCTACGATTACCTCCAGACCGTGCAGTCTCCTGCTAAGTTAAATGTTGGCGACCAAGGAACGATGAGCCAGGTCGGAACGAACGCGAATGCGATCAAAACATACGTCGATAATCTCATTACAGGGCCCAAGGCTGGAAATCAGTTTTTCAAGGATACGGGTGGAATGTGCCGTACCCCTGGATCAAAGGACGACGAGGGAATCGATAAGGGTGATGGTCCGGTAGTTCCGCGGTTCACGTACACCAACAACCGTATGGGAATGGATGACGCAGCTGCTGTCCTGGGTCCCAGTTTTTCCAAGGCGGTGGCGGGAAGCGGGTTCGACGGAATTATTCCCGCGATGGGCGGTGACATTGCGGCCCTGAACCCACTTAAACTCATGAACGGTCTGGTACTGGACGGAGTACCGCCGTGTGTAGCGTATACTTGCCCCGTGACTGATATCCAAACTGGAGTATACCAGGGAACACAGACTCGATTTATATCCCCGTCTCTGGAGTTCAATATTACCCCGTGCCGGGCAGCTACCGCAGCAGAGACATCGAATCTGATGGCGATGATTGAGTCCCAAAAGAAGGCGGCCGAAAAGGCGGCAGAGGCGGCTAAAGATGCGGCTGCTCTTAAAGGCAAGTTAAAGGCGGCAGGGGATCCAAGGTACAAAAATATAAAAGGAGTTCAGGCAGGTGAGAAGTATGCGAACTTCCAGGAAAATCTCTATCAGGCTCCTATGCCTGTTGACTACATTGACCCGGTCTCATATCTCACGCTCGGTGCGGCCGTGATGGTGTTTATCGGATACATATTGATGAAATAACTTACGAACGAATCCCGAGAGGACAATAAGACGATATATGTCCTCGGATGTATTCAAGGTAAAGAAGACTCGAGATGGCGGAGGATCTAAAGGACGCGACCAGATTGGTACTCTAGACTCCCTGCACGAGAAGTATGTGGACGAGCTCCACACCGGTTCTTCGGATGAATCGGTGCGAGCCCTGGAGATCCGCCTTGCTGAACTTGAAAGGGAGTTGGAAGGAACGTTCAACCCTTTCGTATTCGATGATGTCATGCGTCAATCAAAACTACAAGCTGAACGCGATACGCTCGCGAAAACTATTGAGAACGTACGTGAAAAGCGGGACATCCAAAAGTATTACATGGAGAGCGGAGACCTGATGCTGGATTACTACGCTCCCCCAGGCAAGAAGACGACGTCCAAGGTAGATTTCGGATCCAGGATCCCTGGAACATTCGACAAGCTGTTTTCGGTGACGGAGACGTCGGCAGGTCCGTCCAAGAAGAAGATGTTTGACGAATACCTTTCTCGTCGCGGTCTATCCAACGGTCTGAACATCGCCGAGAACGCCGATAATATCAAGAAGATGGCCGAGCACTGTGCCCCCTGCAACATCCCCCGCGAAGAAATTACTTCCGAAGGTATTCTCGTCTGCCCCAAGTGCGGATCGGAAGAGTATGCCCTCGTGGTCTCTGACTTTCCCAGTTTCCGCGATCCACCGAAAGAACGGAACAATTACGCGTACAAGAAGCAGAATCACTTGAACGAGATCCTGAACCAGTTCCAGGCCAAAGAAAGCACAGAGATCCCTGATGATGTCATGAACGAAGTCATCTGTGAAATCAAGAAGCGACGCATCGACAATATCGCTCTACTGACCGAACAGAATATCCGCGAGATCTTGAAAAAGCTGGGGAGGAACCGGTACTACGAGCACGCGGCACATATCCTAAGCCGCCTGAACGGCAATCCTCCTCCCACCATTACACCGGAGATCGAGGATAAGATCCGGGCTATGTTCCAGGAAGTGCAGGCTCCGTACCTCCTCTACTGCCCCGACGAACGCCGGAACTTTCTGTCGTATTCGTACATCATCTACAAATTCCTGGAGCTGCTGGAGCTGGACGAGTACAAGGTCCACTTCCCGCTTCTCAAATCTCGGGATCGGCTGATTCAGCACGATACGATCTGGAAGAAGATTTGTGAGTATCTGCAGTGGGAATTCATTCAGAGTATTTAGACTGGTGTGTATTTGATTTCCTCCATACAACGTATGCCAAAAAGAGTCCAAAGAAATTTTTAGCAAATATGTCCAATATGTTGTATCCGGTGTTCTTAACTGTATAGCTCGTAACTGCAAATACACCATACAGACCCCAGAAGAATACAAACCAATAGAATACAGCATTCTTGAATTCATCCTCGTCCGATGGCAAGAACGTATCCTTAATATACTTAAAATTCAAAGCGAACGGGATAAATCCTAAGGCTGTAGACGTATAATGGTTCAAGTAACCTAGCTCGCCAATGAGACCAAAAAGCAGCATTGACGCGTTTAAGAGAACTATGTTTACGATAGGCCCTGCATGATTCGATAAAAATTCGCTTAATCTAGTTGGTTTACTTCCATCGTGGTTTAGAAATGCTGATAAGGTAATCAACATTAAGGGCGTTGTAATCGCCCAGTCTAAGTACCGAAGTGGAGTTATGTTTCGCGATACCTTACTGAAGTAGTAAATCAACCAAACATAGAAGACAAGTTCAATTCCCTGAACAAACACTTCAACCTTCAATAAATCTTTCAAGATTTCGTCCTTTTCGCTTATGTGTATATTTATTGCTAGGTAGTCGATGACTCCAACTACAACTTGGACTAGTAAAGAAATTACTCCACTGATGTAGATCATAATACTACCTTTACAGTAGAGAAAATATATATCTACACCTCAACAATCTTAAGTTCGGCACTATAGTATTCGGAATCGTAGTTTTGTTCCGTCTTCGTAATATCGCTGTAGCCTGCACGCTGCTTTCCGAGAATAGGGTACGCAAACACCCATCCCTTCGTCTGCAACCGTTTCCAGTGCTGATCAATCGCGTATTCGTCATACCCCTTTCCCAACTTAAACAGTTCAATCGCCTCCTTGAAATTCTCGATCAGTGTGTCGTAGTACTCCCGTTTACAAATATACGCAGGTGTCGTCTGGCACGTTGTTCCAGTCACAAACATATCATTGACACGGATGACTTCCGATCCTTTCGTAAAACTGGGTGCCAAGACAGCTACGTTGTACTCAATGTGCTCGAGACTCTCAAGAGCCGCACGGATCTCGTGCGACCTCTTTGTCCACACAAGGTCATCCTCAACAATCAGAACGCTCGGAAGATTCCGCTCCTTTGCGAGTTCTAGGCATCGGAGATGAGACATGGAGCAGCCGATCTGGGGAGGATCGTACGTAATTGCCGGAAACCTTTCGTGGGGAAATCCTACACACGAAAGCTCATTTTCAACCGAGGTTCGGCGGTCCTGTCGAGAGTCGAGATTGATATAGAACGTAAACGGAACATCGGTGACGGGGCGTAGGTGGCAGTCTGGAGAATACCATCCGTTCTTACTCTTGGTATGAACGTCCATGATCGTCTTGAACGCGTACTCGTACTTGTGTGCTACGTTGAACATATCGTAGAGCCTCACTGCACGTTCACGGATGTACTTACGATCAAACTTTCCTTCCACGGCCATCTGAACCCCCGTACAGAACTCCTGAAGCGTATGACAGTTCAGACCGGTTTTGAACGGTTCAATCGTCTCTGTCTGAGCCCCATACTCCACAGAGATTGCGGGGGTTCCGCACAGCTGAGCCTCTACAACCACTCCACAAAAGGGCTCGACGAACATTGTGGGTGCAATAAGTGCCTGAAGCGATCCCAGGTACTCTCCCCGCTCCAGACCGGTGATGGGCGGCTTGTAGACGATATTTGGCTGAGTTAGATAGTTTGTAGGATCGCCCTGACCACACAGGATGAAGCGGACATGGGGCATACGCTTCGCGACTTCCACAATCACATTACAGCCCTTGCCGCTGTAGATACGACCAAGGAACCCAACCGTATTCATCTTTGGCGTGAGCGACAGTGGCCATTCCATTGAATCAAAATAATTCGGAACGACAAACCAGTAATTATTACCCCATTTCTTCTCGACACCAAGAACCTGGTGCATCCAAGCATAACTCTCAAAGATTCGGTAGTTCCGAGTAGAGTTATTGTATCCTATCCCGGACTCGCATGCAACAAAGCCAAGACCTTCGAGAGCTGTATTGTGCGATATACCAAACGGCAGGCATACAATGTCAGTTTCCGTGCTTCTGTAGTTCGCAACAAGGAGAGGACGAAGACGGGCGTTGAATTCTGTATAAAGCGGTGTTGACCAGTTTCCCAGATCTCCAACGAACGAGCTGTGATCTGTTAGATGCTTTACAGCTTCCTCCTGTGTCTTCTCTGGATGGAGGAAGCGGTAGGACATGACACGCAGCGTATCCCATTCTTCGCGACTCAAAACCTGTAATTCCTTCGTCGCCTCCGTAACAGACCCCTCGACTCCATAATGGTAGACCTCGAATCCTCGAGACATCATCATGCGAGGAAACCGCAGGACCTTACCTGTGTAGGCACAGTGGCTAAAATCATTGTTTGTCACTGTGTGAGGAAGGGCCAGAATGTGTAGCCTTATGGGCATTTAACTACTATTATTGGACAGCACGTAAATGAAGCAAAACGGAAACAGGATCTTAGAGGATGTAACCCTAGATTAGAAAATACAAGATGAAGCCCCGTTTCTCAGCCTCCGATGTCGCATCTCTCCTCGGCCTGAACCCCTACCGCAGCAAGAATGAGTCCCTGCTCAAGGTTCTTACCGGGATGCCCAAGTTCAAGTCGGTGATTCTGGGTGTCAAGGATACGATGGGGGCCAAGACGGACAACGAGATCGTGGCCCAGGCGAGCGGTCCGGCTCTCAAGGCTATGTGGGAGTCGGTGGACATGGCGTGCGGGGCTACCTCTGACTACCAGGTGGAGAAGGCGATCACGGCCTTCAAGCAGACTCATATTCGCCAGGTTGTTCAGGAGACGCTGGAGGGTAAGCGGGTACCTACAACTCCGGCACTCCAGGAGGCCGTGGCCCGTGTGATCGCAGGGCAGATGGATGTTGCGACGGAGACTGCTCTTCTGTGTGCGAACCCCGAGGTGGCTGCCAAGATCGAGCAGACGCAGGAGCACCAGGCTCTGGCCTCGGAGATCCAGAAGCGGCGGGGGACTCGGCTGGAGGATAAGGCCGAGAACAATCATGCAGCAGCCACGGGCAAGGATGTCACCGAGCGTAACTCGTTCGTGGACTTTGAATGCGAATCGTATCGCCTCATCGGATACCTGGACGGTATGCAGGACGGGAAGGTCGTGGAGACAAAGAATCGTAAACGGTTCTGGACGACTCCACCAGCGTACGATTTCATCCAGCTGCGGTGTTACATGTTCATGAAGGGCAAGCGGGATGGCGTTCTACTGGAAAACTTTCCGGGTCGCGGTCCTCGCACGACAAACCTGCCGTGGGACGACAATGCCTGGGATCTCATTCACGAGGGTCTCACCAGCGTGGCCAGCACGATTGCCAATATCACCGAGGAGGATGCCCAATCACTTGCGAAGTCAGTATTTGCGGCGACGAAGAGTTAGAGACCGCCGAGCCCTACGAGTCTTCCGACGTCCTCCACGTAAGATCATGGTCCGTCCGTTATAGATGGAAAAGAGTGTTCCGGCCTTGATGACCTGCTTCCCGCCATCCACGAGGTTAACGATCCTGTTTACCTTGAACTTTCCCTGTTTGGTAAGCTCCCGCGGGAAATCTGCCGTAATTACGATTTCCGACTCTTTTATCAGTTGGTTCGGCACGAACTTCGCAGAACCCAGTTCGTATAGTGCCATTATCTATACTGGTGAAAATGGATCGCCGTCGTCTATTTTTGTTTTGGAGCAGCTTACACAACAAGAATGAACAGACTCCTCCATACCATCTTTCTCGACAACAAGGACAACAAGAATCTCTGGGACACGTTTGAAGCCGAGTGCCAAAAATTCTACAATGAACCGGCACACAGCTTCACGGAAATGCGGACGCGGGACAACAAGAAGGTCCGGGGCGATATCTTTGAAGACTTCTGCGTGCTCTACCTCAAACACATCAAGGGATACGACGACGTATGGCTCCTAGCGGATGTCCCTGACGCAATCCTGGGAGAACTGGGAATGAAGCGACCGGATGTGGGCATTGATATTGTCGCAAGGAAGGGCAAACTCTATTCGGCCGTGCAGTGCAAGTACAAGAAACAGGAGACGAAAACGAAGATTGTTACATGGAAAGCCCTGTCCACCTTCTATGCCCTGTGTATGCGGACCGGACCATGGGAGAAGTACGTTGTGATGACAAACTGCTCGTTTGTTCGGCACATGGGCAAGAAATCCAAGAAGGATCTCTCCATATGCCTCAAGACTCTCCAGGGCATCACCAAGGCACAGTGGATTTCCATGTGCGGAGTGGAGGGTCACAAGGTAGACGACGCCCCTGCTGCAGCACCACTTCCTAAGACGGACGAGGATGTCCGCCAGGCACGATTGAAATTCTTCGGTAAGATATAATGGCCGCATCTTCCACTTCCGCCGCTCGCAGTGGTGCTCTCCCCCCAGATCCTAAGGCGGCTGTGTCTCTACCCCCCGATTCGCCCGCCGCCTCGCTGCCCACGACCTCGGCTGCCACCGCACTGGCCGATGCCATCCCTGCACTTCCGACTGGAGCGTGGACTGTACAAAGCGTTCTGATTTTCACGTTCGCTATCTTGTGGTTTACTTTTGGCCTCATAGGGTTCGTCCTGTCTATCGTGTGCTTTGGATACTCCGGATCGACGGGTGAGAAGATCATGGGTGTCATCATTGCCCTGGCTCTGGGTCCATGGTTCTTCCTCTACTATTTTTCGAGCGGATCGTACTGCAAGCGTATGCCCCCGACTCTCTTCTAAACAGCCAAAACGAATTTGGGAAGGGTGAGGTAATTAAGCAGAACAAGAATGTTGAGAATCGCAGATACATCACAGGCTCCCGAGGTCGAGACGAACTACACGTTTCCTCTGGATCCCTTTCAGAAATGTGCCGTAGCCGCTATCCAGGCCCGCGAGAATGTCCTGGTGACCGCCAAGACGGGCAGTGGCAAGACGCTGGTGGGCGAGTACCAGATCGAGTACTCGCTCAAGAACGGCGGGCGGGTATTCTACACCACCCCAATCAAGTCGCTGTCCAATCAAAAATTCCACGATCTCTCGCTTCTCTACCCTGGCAAGGTCGGGATCATGACGGGGGATGTCAAGTTCAAGCC